CAGATTAAAGAGCAGGACTTTAACTACAATGCTCCCCTAGATATGACCAACGTCAGTGTCAATTACGACACTGAGTGGTTGCTCAATTACTGGAAGACAGGGGAGGTAGGCCATACGTTTATGACCAATGTCAGACAGGCATTGAAAACAGCAGAGCCTGGTTTTAGCTTTAACTTCTTCGACAAAGAGGATGAGACACTCCGCAACGCTTGCACAGAAGTGACATCTGCTGACGATAGCGACGTGTGCAACCTTGGTTCTATCAACATGGGACGCATCACTAGCCTTAAGGAGTTCTCTGAGGTGGTAGAGCTAGCCACCAAGTTCCTGATCTGCGGTACGATGAAAGCTAAACTGCCTTATGATAAGGTGTATGAGACGCGAGAGAAGAACCGTAGGCTTGGTCTAGGTCTGATGGGCATGCACGAGTGGCTTATCAAGAAGGGTCAGAAGTATGAAGTCAGCGATGAGCTGCACCAGTGGCTCTCAGTGTACAAGGGCGTCAGTGATAAGGTCAGTAGAGAAACTGCTGATCAATTTAGCATTACCCGTCCTGTTGCTAACCGTGCTATTGCTCCTACTGGCAGCATTGGTATCCTTGCTGGTACTTCTACTGGTGTTGAGCCTATCTTCGCTGTGTCGTACAAGCGTAGGTACCTTAAGGGCGGCAGCAAGTGGCACTACCAGTACGTGGTAGACAGTGCAGCGCAGGAGATCATTGACCTCTATGGTACCAATCCTGAGAACATTGAATCTGCCTTAGACTTAGCCAGTGATTATAAACGCAGGATGAGATTTCAAGCTGATGTACAAGACTATGTGGACATGTCTATCAGTAGCACGATCAATCTGCCTGAGTGGGGTAGCAAGCTTAACAATGAAGACACTGTTGAGGACTTTGCTAATACTCTTGCTAGTTATGCCCACAGGCTGCGAGGTTTCACCGTGTACCCTGACGGATGCAGAGGAGGACAACCTCTTAGCAGTGTGCCTTATAGTGAGGCTGTAGACAAGCTGGGTGAGGAGTTTGAGGAAGGACTAGAGACGCATGACATCTGTGACATCACGGGTCACGGTGGAAGCTGTGGAGTTTAAAAATGTACGGTAGTGTATTTAGATCAGGTGAGGAGACAGGCACAGATGACTTTACCCCAGAGTTCTGTCAAGCTATAATTAAACTAGCAGATAACTTGACTGAACAAGAAGCCTTGGTCAATCACGGTAAGAAGATAGAACAAATTAGGAACAACTCTATGTTTGGCATAGACGATCCTAATTTTATGCAGACTGTCTTGTACAGTGTCTTGGCCGCAAACTTGCAGCAAGGTTGGAACTTCGATATCCAGGGTGTACAACCGCTCCAGCTTAGCAAGTACACAGTGGGGGAGAAGTACTCTTGGCACATGGACTATGACCACAAGGAACAAGCTAGAAAGCTTACGTTCAACGTTGTGCTCAACGACGACTACGAAGGGGGAGACTTCCAGTTCAGCTGGGGGTCTCCCAGCGCTCCCTACAGGAAGAGAGTGATCAAGGAAGAGGCCATGAAGACACCCGGCAGGATCGTTGTCTTCCCTAGCTACTACTACCATAGGGTAACACCAGTGACCAAGGGTGTGCGCTATAGCCTAACAGGCTGGGCGTATGGTCCTGCGTTTAAGTAGAAGTGTCGTGACCAAACTCAACGTGTTCACAAAACGCTGCCCAGCTTTTAAACTGTCCTACTTTCCGCCGCTCTTCCATAACTGATTTGACGGTTTCTACACTAGGGCATTCACTAACTTCTGCAACACTATTATCGAATGATCCATCGTTGTTCCATAACAAGATGATCAGCATAATTTTGATTGTTACTGTCATAGCTACTCCATCTGTATTGTTGGCTTTGCCCACCCACTTGTTGTAGTCCTCTTGTACATATTCTTACACTGACAATCACCGCAGTCACACTGGGGACAAGGGGCTGACACATGTTCGGATGTTAACGTTGCTTCCGCACAGTGGCACGCCTTATTGCATGTACAATTTACGCAGACATTATCGTCAATATTATTTTGCATTTTTCACCATTGAAGCACCAAAGTACAGACCGACAATTGCACTGAGCAAATGTGTGTCTAGTGGTGTGATTACCAAGCCTTTAAGTGACTGCCATTTTATAAGTTCCTTGCCTTCTGTGAAGAACAAGAAACCAGGGTTCCATTCTGTGTAGCCTATTGTAACAGGTATCTCAGGCCAGAACACTGCTATCACTTTGGGCCACACTATGATAGCACCCACGGCAGACAAAGCAATTACCCTGCGCGTAACTTGGAAGCCCTTGTTCTCGTACCTGCGGGCCAAGTCCGTGGCCTCTGACTGTGCAGACAAGCCCTCTATGGCCCTTTTAAATGCGTCCTGCTTGGACTTCTGGCTTTGACTGAACAGTGTCAGCACGCCGCTGAGCAAGCCTGAGCCTAGCATTGTGATTAATTCAAAGGGTATACCCATCAGTCTGCCTTTCTGGTGTCTGACACAGGTGGATGTTTGCCATTGTGCATAGAATAAAGTCGGTCACAAGATTTTTCTAACTGTTTGACATTAGTCAAAAGCTCTGCTAGCTGCATCTGATCTCTTCGAAGGTTCTCAGGACTTGCCATCTTTGCCAAGATATCTATCCTTTGTTGCTGCGTCTCAGTCAACGTAGCCAGCCTGTCTTCACGACTGTCCATCTTACGCATCCGTTGTTCCATGTCTTGTAGCTTTTCTACAAGCTGTTTGATCTGCATCTTAGCCACAGCACTGGCCCCTGCTACGCTGAACAAGATACCGGCAATTGTGACGACAAGGCGTATGTCTATGCCGCCTTCCATTATGGACGCAATATAGGATAGACTTTGTATATCTGTTCTTTTGTTTTGAAAGTTTTCATATTAGCATCTCTACGAAACCTGTTTACCCAACCACGTATATTTTTTTTGTAGTATGGTCCTTTTAAGGGTATTTTTCCAAAATTTTGAATTACTAAGTTTGCAGCTTGTTGTGGAGTTTTGGAACGTTTAGCGGCGATAGCAGCAGTAGGTCGTAAGACGGCGGCACTAGCTAAAATTGGTTGAACATTTTTAGGAGCTTTATCTATACCGTACTTGATATAGTATTGATTACGAAAAACATTTTTTGCAGTTTCTTCACTAACTCCGCGCATTGTCTTTTCTGTTATCGAAGAAGACGGAATATTTAAATGTTTAGAAAGAGCGTAAGCAGTTACGCCTTTATTGGTACCAACCAAGTTTCCTTTTCCTAGTTGTGCGCTATTCCAATCTAATCTGTCCTTACTGTCTTTTTTGTAGCCTCCTTCAGCTACTTTTAATATAGGATAAATTACATCTTCATAAAAATCTTTAGGGCGCGGCACAGCCTGAGCCGCAGGGTCACTAGACATATCTTCAATTATAGATATAGGAGCAGCTTGGGCAGGAAACTTACTAATAAGCCCACCGGGTTTTCTTTGGGGTTGTGGTATGCCCATCACACCTCTAGCAGCAGGGTCATTAGACATATCTTCGGGTATGCCTACGAGACGCTGCACGTAATCTAAAAGGCCCATATCAGAATTTCCCCGTGTATCTGAAGCTTGCTGTGATATTCCTGAGCATGTCGCTGACCCCGGCAGTGTGGTTAACAGGAGCGTTGATACCAGCAGACAAACCACCTTGTGCATAATTGATCCCTACATTGCCACCCTGTGGTCCATAGTTGCCAACACCTGTAAACCCGCCGCCCATAGGCACCTGTGCGTCCAAGGCGTAGTTAAGCAAGCCCTGCTGCCCTAGGGTGGCCTCTGCGCTGCCCTGTACGTAGGGAGAGACGGCGCTAAGGTCCAACCTTGGTGTCAATGTAGGATTAGTAAGGCTAGGATTACTGTCTACAGTGACTCCAGTAGGGAGCATCTCATTGAACTGCTGTTTTAGAGGGTCTAGGTATTGCTGTTTAGCCTCTTTGATAATCTGCTTGGTGTAGTCTACTGTCTCAGGAGCTAGGTAGTTAGCCCCCATGTAAGCAGCACCAGCAGCTGCCAAGGGAGCACGATCCATTGCGTAGTTAAGAGGCTCAGACGCGCCACCTTCAGCAGCCGCCTGTTCTAACTGATCAAATATATTAGCCATTATGCAACACTCCTAGCCAATGAAGCTCCTTGTTCAAGACCTCCTGTACCTACACCTTCAATACTACCAGCCTGTCCTAGCATCTGGGCTATCTGCTGGATAGCGGCAATGCCTGTGTCTGTAGGTATTGCACCCATGCTCTGCTGTTGAGGTACAGCAGGAGCCACGTCTTCCATCTTCTTAGGAGCCACTACTGGTAGTTCGCCCTCCATTGGGTAAACCTGGTCAGCTTCGTTTAAGTAGGAAGACACAGACGCTGCAAACAATCCGTTCCTACCTGCCATAACACCGTTAGATGCTTTTTGTGCGACACCTAAAGCTTTATTAGCTACACCGGATTGGCTTTTTAACACCGCACTAGGCGACACGCCGTTTTCTAATTGTTTGTTCAACGCTTTCCACAAAGGACTACCGGGTGCAAACTGCTTTGATCCAAAAATAAAACTTAAAGGTTTCATAGCACCAGATAAATCCAGACGCATAATTTTACGTAGAAGACTTACTGGTTGCTCAGCTACGGACAATGCACCAGCATTTGCATCAATGTTAAGCGCTCCTCGGATATTAAGGGCAAGATCGTCCATACCTTGATATACTTCTTTTCCAAATAACTCTGTCATATTTGCCACTCCGTTAGGAGCGCTTCTAGCAGTTATCCAATCGTCCGCCCAACCTTTAAAAGCGGCGTTTTTCTGAGCTGATGTTCCTTCAGCCATTGCGTTAATAACTCTTCCCCAGTTTTCACTAAACATCAAGTCTCTGTAAAAAGCTCCGTTACGTTTGTCTAAAGCGTCCAAGGCCCGTAGATTAACAACTGCATCGTCAAGATTACTTTTGCTAAGACTTGAACCATATTTTGATGTCTTAGTTATAAAGTCCGCTGCTTCTCTAAAGCTCAT